ATGCGCATGAATGTTTTCGAAATGGAAGGGTTTCTTCGCGGGAAATGTGTACCACGAGATCTGAAAGTGAATGAAACAAATGCTGAGTATCTGGTGCGTAAATTCGATGAAGTACGTGCTGAGGCTCGCAACGAGGGTATTAACTATACCGCAAGCCGTCTTGCTGCGGCTTTCAATCACGGATTTATCAATAAGTCTTTACGTGAAGTTTTCGACGTTACACGCATGATTCTGTCAGCGAAAGAAGAGTTGGCTAATGAACCACACCCGATTGATGGCCTGTCCGGTGAATATGCGGAGAAATCCCTAGAAGAATGGGCGGAACAGCTTCGCAAAGGAGGCAACCAGTGAGCAAGATTGATTATCAAAAGCTTCGTGAAATCGCTGAAAAAACAAAAATTGCTGGTGAAGCACCTGTAATGCCTTTCGATCAGCGAATTAATGCGCTTAACGATTTTATGAAGCACTTTTCGCCAGATATCGCGCTGGTATTGTTGGATGAACGGGAAAGAAACCAGCAATACATCAAACGCCGCGACCAGGAGAACGAGGATATTGCGCTTACGGTTGGGAGGCTGCGCGTTGAGCTGGAAGGCAAAGACAGCAAAATAGCCAATCTTACCGCCGAACGCGATGCTCTTCGTGAAGGTGAGATGGGCGACGCTAGGCATAGCAACACACGGGCCGCAGCTGATATCTACTTCCAACTGGTCGAGGAATGCGAAATTCCTGCTGGCGGATCTCTGGTCGAGTACGTTGACGATATGCGCGAGAAGCTGGAAGCCGCAGAGAAGCGCATTGCAGAACTGGAAGCACGGGAAATAAAACCAGCCAAAGGCGAAGTTCTTGTCGTTGTTTCTGGTTTTACTGGTTGCGGAAAAAGCGCCATCGCCGGGGAAATAGAAATCGCGATGAAGGCTATTGGTGTACCGGTTCAGTGGACTAATGGCGATGTGGAAAAGCGCATGACAGGAGCTGACTGGCTGACAGCGATTGAGATGTACAAACCAACAGTGCGCATCGTGGAAGTTAATGTGCCACGCGCCCCTGGCATTCGCATCAAAGGAGAGTGAGAATGCAAATTTCACCGGTTACTCTTCGTGTTGCGAAGGCGTTTATATCCAGACATCACCGACACAATAAACCCCCGGTGGGGCATAAATTCAGCATTGGTCTGAGAAATGATGCCGGAGAATTGATAGGTGTGGCGACAGCCGGTAGACCTGTTGCACGACATTTGGACGATGGATTAACGCTTGAAGTAAATCGCACATGTACCACAGGAGAACGCAACGCTAACAGCGCGCTTTATGGTGCTGTCTGGCGGGCAGCAAAGGCTATGGGTTATCAACGTTGTATTACGTACACCCAGGCAGATGAATCAGGAGCATCTCTCCGCGCAGCTGGTTTTGTTCGTGTGAAAGAGCTTCCTCCAAGAAAAAGCTGGGCGGAATCAAGCGTCGCCCTGCGGAGTAAACGCGATCCGGTCGGAAACGGTGGTGTTCCTCGTGTGCTCTGGGAAATCAGGAGAATGAGTACCACTGGCATTCGCATCAAAGGAGAGTGATATGACCACTATTACCAGAGAAAGCTCGAAGATTAAATCATTCATCAATGGCTTCCTGAGCGACCCAGCGCACGATAACCAATCCTCAGACAGCCTGCTTGCCAATGTGTTTCGTATCGCACAGGCATCGCTGGAAGCAGAGCCGATAGCGTGGCGATATCGCTATGTGAAAAAAGGCGTTACGGACTCTCAGGGGGAGCAGTGGGTTGGTGACTGGAAATATGTACCGACAAAAGAGGATTGCAACGACAGGCCGAACTATGAAATTCAGGCGTTATTCACCGCTCCACCTGTGCCACTGACACCAGAAGGATTGATTAAAGCAGTGCGCTTCTATGAACAGGTTAAGCGTGAAAATCCGCCAGTCGAAACCGGAGCATGGAAAGACGCTGTTGACTGGGTGCTCAAAGAGGCTTGCCAGGCTGTAAACATTGGTACCAAAGGAGATTGATATGAGCACTTTTACCGACAAAGAACTGATTAAAGAAATCAAAGAGCGCATAGGCAGCCTGGACGTGAGAGACAATATTGAGCGCCGGGCTTATGAAATAGCGTTAGCCTCGCTGGAAGCAGAGCCGGTGGCATGGGTAATGGCTGACGACCTTAGAGATAATGCAATTGTATCTACCCCGGCCTACCCATGTCTGGATGATGCGAAAGAGCGAACAATTGGCAGTTTGATTGCTTTGTACGCCGCTCCGCCTGTGCCGGTAATACAGGCTGATGTCGCGCAAGCAATTGAAAATCTCAAGCAGAAGTTAGTGGAGTGCAATCGCTATAACTACTGCGCAGATGCAGTTAAAGATGTTGAGGATGCCAGCCGCGTCTTGGCACTCCAAAATCAAAATATGTCAGCGCCGATAACGCCGGAGGCCATTGAAAACGCAATTGAATACATCCGCAGTATCGCTTTTCACATCGATGAAGACGATTACCACGGCAAACATATTGCGTATTTCATGCGACAAGCATTGGCCTGGCTGGAAGGGCATTCATGCAGCGACGACAGACTGGGTAAAGCCGAGAATCAAACAGTACACGGCAACCAGGCTGCCGAATCCAATCGCGGTAATGAGTGGACCGGCAATCCTGATATTGATAACGCCATCATCATGCTCGATCGCATAGATACGCTGGAAAGTTGCGATGATGACCGTATTGAGGCGGTTAAGGCTGTTTTGCGTAGACTGGCTGGCAACTATCCGGTAACTCCGGATGGTTGGATAAGCTGTAGTGAGCGAATGCCCGATCAAGATGATTGGATTTTAATTTATTCAAAGCACGGTGAGTATATGGCAGGCCAGGTGCAAGGGGAATACGTGGAGTTGAGCGACGGCACTTTATCGTGGTTAGGGAACGCCTTGTTCTGGATGCCTCTACCAGAACCGCCGCAGGGGTGAAATGATGCTTGGCCTGAAGTATTTTATGTAATTGGTATTGCTATATTTTTATCTGGGGATAAACGAATGTTCTCTCTGATTCAACGTGGTCAGATATACACCGATAGCGCTGGCTATCCAGTAAAAATCATTCGTAGTACTGATCACTCAGTGTTCTTCAAGAGGATGGATGGCTATCCTGGAAGGGTGTGCATCAGAAAATTCAATAATTTATTCGAACACATTGATCACAGAGAATATCACCAGATCCTGGCTGAAACAGAACAGGAAGCTCATCTGAAAAAATTACGGGCCATGAAAAGGAAGTAAACAATGAATAAAGCATTTGAACGATGGGTCCACCAGCGTTACGGCAATCGCTATGATCTGACGCGAGATGTTGACGGTTTCTACTGTCGTGAAGTTGTGAAGCGAATGTTTGAAGTGTGGTGCCACTGCCGTGGATGAAAGTTTTATGAGGTTGGCATGCAGACAATCATCTATCAGATAACCCCCAGCAAATGGTGTACGGAGAGAGTCCTTATTGCATCAACAGGGCTAAAGCCCGGCACCATCGAGCGGGCCAGAAGAAAGTCATGGATGCAGGGAAAAGAATACCGCCATTACGCTGTAGAAGGTGATCCTGGGCATTACAGTGAATGCCTGTACAACATCGAAGAAATTATGCGATGGATCGAAAACCAGAAACAACCAGGTGCCAAAAATGCAAGTTCCGGTTAACCTGTTAATGCTCCTGGACGTCTGGGAGGTTTAATGAGTAACGTATCATACCCGACAGGCGTTGAAAACCATGGAGGATCACTCCGTATATGGTTTCACTATAATGGCAAACGTGTCAGAGAAAACCTCGGTGTTCCTGACACCGCCAAAAACCGGAAGATCGCAGGTGAACTTCGCACTTCCGTTTGTTTTGCAATCAGAATGGGGTGTTTCGACTACGCCACACAGTTCCCTAATTCCCCTAACCTGAAACACTTTGGTCTGGGAAAAAGAGAGATAACCGTTAAGGCACTTTCGGAAAAATGGTTGGACCTTAAGAAAATTGAGATTTGTGCGAATGCACTTAATCGTTACCAGTCAGTAATTAAAAACATGTTGCCTATGTTGGGTGAGAAAAAACTGGTTTCATCCATAACAAAAGAGGATTTACTTTTCGCAAGGAGAGATTTGTTGACCGGTTACCAAAAGCTTTCTAATGGAAAGATTTCTTCCATAAAAGGGCGCTCAGTGGTCACAGTAAACTACTATATGACAACCATAGCTGGAATGTTTCAATTTGCAACAGATAATGGTTATACCTCAGGAAACCCATTTAACGGTCTGGCACCCTTAAAAAAGTCCAAGGTAAAACCAGATCCTCTCACCCGTGACGAATTTATTCGTTTTATTGAGGCTTGCCGTCATCAACAAACAAAAAACCTGTGGATTCTCGCTGTATACACGGGTATTCGTCACGGGGAGCTGGTATCGCTGGCATGGGAAGATATAGATCTTAAAGCAAGGACTATAACCATCCGTAGGAATTATACAAAACTTGGCGAATTCACTCCACCAAAAACCGATGCTGGCACCGGAAGGACAATTCATCTGGTTCAACCAGCTATTGATGCTCTTAAAAGTCAGGCGGAAATGACCATGCTTGGAAAGCAACATTCTGTAGAGGTAAAGCAGAGGGAATATGGGAGAAGTACTGTGCATAAATGCACTTTTGTTTTTAGTCCTCAGGTAATAAAACAGCGGCAGTTTTCCGGACCGCACTATAAGGTTGACTCCATCAGGGAGTCATGGACAAGTATCTTAAAACGCGCAGGTCTGAGACACAGAAAATCGTACCAATCCAGGCATACTTATGCATGCTGGTCACTTGCCGCTGGAGCTAATCCTAGTTTTATCGCAAGCCAGATGGGCCACACAAACGCACAAATGGTATTCAATGTTTACGGAGCATGGATGAAAGACAACAATCACGAACAGATAGAACTCCTTAACAAAAGACTATCTGAAAGTGTCCCATGTATGCCCCATAAGAAAGTGGGGTAAAATAAAAACTTGTAAAATCAGTTAGTTTACCCTTAATCCCTGTCACGTTACGCGCGTGGCAGAGGCGTTACGGA